GAAGGACTATCTGGTCAAATCGGAAAAGAAGAAATTATACAAGAGATATATAAGAACAGAAAAAATAGAACAGGTGCTATTTTAAGTGAAGAAACAAAATTAAAAATTAGTATGACAAAAAAAGGTAAAAAGGCTTCAATTGAAACTAGAAATAAAATAAGTCAATCTTTAATGGGTCATAAACAACCTGAATCACAGAAAATTAAAGTGGCAAAAGCATTATCAAAAGATCATATTATTACTGATCCTAAAGGTAAAACTTTTACTATTACTAATTTAAATGAATTTGCCAGACAAAATAATTTAGATCAAGGCAATCTAACTAAAGTGGCACAAGGCAAAATAAGACAACATAAGGGATATAAAGTAAGATATAAATAGATATATGACAACTACTAATTCATATTTAAGACAGCCAACTAGCCAAGATTATGCTAGTCCTACACAGTTTAAATTTGGTATTGTTAAACTACCAAAAGTAGAATACTTTTGTACATCAGTTAATATACCAGGTGTTTCTTTAGGATCACCAAATCAACCAACACCACTTAAACAAATACCACAACCTGGCGATCAATTAACATATGAAAATTTGTCAATGACTTTTTTAGTAGATGAAAACTTAGAGAACTACCAAGAGATACATGGTTGGTTAGTTGGTTTAGGTTTTCCAAGAGATAATGCTGAATTTAGAAATTTAGTATCATCTGGCTCAGATAGATTTCCTGTGGCTAATCAAAGTGTTAGTACCGAGCCAGGCAAAACAAAATACGGAACTACAGATCAAGGACCTGTATTTTCAGATGCCACACTATCAATATTAACAAGTAAAAATAATCCTGTTACAGAAATAAGATTTAGAGATGTATTTCCTGTTTCACTTTCAGGATTGAATTACAATCAACAAGCAGCTGACGTAGATTATTTAACGGCAACGGTTGATTTTAGATATTTAATTTATGACTTTGCCACTGTAGGTGCTTCAACAACTACAGTAACAACATCTTAAAACCTTTACAAAATAAAGGTTTTGTGATATAATGGAGATATTATGAACTTAGAAGAACTACAAGAATTGGTCGATAAAGACCTAAAGATAAATGATACCGAGCTAGATTTAGAAGCTCTTAAAACACCTCAACTACACAACAAGTTTATGAAATACTTAACTAAGTTTAAGTTAATGTTAAGTCGAGCAGAAACAGAATATAACATTTTAAAAAAAGAAAAGTGGGAATACTATACAGGCAAAGCACCTGCTGAAGTGTATGCTGAAAAACCATTTGACTTAAAAATTCTGAAAACAGATATAGACAAATACTTAGATAGTGATGAAGAACTACAAAAACAAAAACAAAAGGTTGATTACTTACAAACAACGGTTGACTTTTTAGATAGAACTATTAGACAGATAAGTAATAGGGGATTTTTAATTAAAGACGCTATTGATTGGAGAAAGTTTACAAGTGGAGCTATATAATGTTTTTAACAACACTACATTACATTAAAGAAGGTGCTTTTCCTGAAGAATTTTGTAAAGAAGTAATTGTTTCAGGCGAAGAAAAAGATTTAACATTAGCAAAGATACAAGACGGCGATCAGTTAAATCGTAAGTCTAAAGTATCATGGTTAGAAAAAGATAATTTAGAAAAAGCTATCACTTTGGTAGTTAATGAGGCAAACGAAAAATCAGGTTGGAATTTTTTATTATCTGAGTTTGAGCCTTTACAATTTACAGTTTACAATCCGAGAGATCATTATGATTGGCATATTGATAGTCACAATAAACCTTATGAAAATGGCTATGTTCGAAAGTTAAGTTTTACTATCTGTTTAAATGATGATTACACCGGTGGAGATTTTGAGATAGGTGTTCCTCATCCAACTAGTTATAAAAACAAAAGTTTTAGATTTAAAAAAGTATTTAAAAAAGGAACTATTATTGTATTTCCTTCTTTTCTTTGGCACAAAGTACATCCTGTAATATCTGGCACAAGAAAAGTATTAGTAGGTTGGATTGTTGGCAAGCCATTTGTTTAATTTGTATGACAACAACAAGATATTTAATAATAGATAAAAAAGATGAAGTTTACCTAAAAATAGAGGCAGACGCTGATATTCGTAGAGAACTTGGTGAATACTTTACATTTGAAGTACCAGGTTTTAAGTTTATGCCACAATATCGTAATCGAGTTTGGGATGGCAAGATAAGATTATTTTCATACGCTACAGGTCAAATCTACACAGGATTATATCCTTATATTGTAGATTGGTGTCAAAAAAATGGTGTTCAAATAGTAGATGGCACTAAAATAAAAGACGTAGAAATATCAGATGATAAAGTAGATAAGTTTATTAAAGCACTTAAAATACCAAATATTGAAGTAAGAGATTATCAAAGAGAGGCATTTGTTCACTCTATAAAAAAGAATAGATGTTTATTAGTATCGCCAACGGCTTCAGGTAAATCACTTATTATATACTTAATTCTGATATTTAATTTACTTAGATTAAAAGATACTAAACAAGATAAGATATTAATTATAGTACCAACAACATCATTAGTAGAACAGTTGTTTAAAGATTTTGCCGATTACGGTTATAATAGTACACGAAACGTACATAAAATATATTCTGGACATGATAAAGATACAAACAAAAGAGTAATCATATCTACTTGGCAATCTATTTACAATCAGCCAAAGAAATGGTTTGAACAGTTTGGTATGATATTAGGCGATGAGGCACATTTATTTAAAGCCGTTTCATTAACTAAAATTATGACTAAACTAATTAAATGTAAATATAGAGTGGGTTTGACAGGTACTTTAGATGGTACTAAAACACACAAATTAGTATTAGAAGGTTTATTTGGTACAGTAAATAAAGTTGTATCAACAAGTGAATTACAAGAAAGAAAACAATTAGCTGATTTAAAGATTATGTGTTTAATATTAGAACACGATCAAACTGCTAGACACTTTTTAAAAGATAAAACATATCAGGAAGAAATGGATTACCTAGTATCAAATGATAAAAGAAATAAATTTATAAGAAATTTGGCTGCTAGTTGTAATGGAAATACACTATGTTTATTTCAATACGTAGAAAAACATGGAAAATTATTAAAACAAATGATAGAAGAAAAAGCAAAAGACAAACAAGTGTTTTTTGTTTATGGAGGAGTAGAAGCAAATGATAGAGAAACTATTAGAGAAATTACAGAAAAATCCGATAACACAATTATTGTTGCGTCCTATGGAACTTTCTCCACAGGCATTAATATTAGGAATCTTCATAACATTATTTTTGCTAGTCCTAGTAAGTCCAGGATAAGAAACTTACAAAGTATTGGTAGAGGTTTACGTTTAAAAGATAATAATTCACACGCTACTTTATATGATATTGCTGATGATATATCGTACAATGAGAAAGAGAATTATACTTTAGCACACTTTAAAGAAAGAATAAATATTTACAATGAGGAAGATTTTAATTATGAAATACATAACGTAGAGTTAAACAATGACAGAAATAGAAATTAAAATAGTTAAACAAATAAAAATTGTTAAATTAATCAATGGCGATGATATTGTCACAGCCTTTCCAATAGATCAATTAGAAGATAAATCACCATATATTAGATTAGTAAAACCTCTACAAATAAAATATGTTCCTCAATTTACAAAAGGTGGATTGAAAGATTTTATTGCTTTAATTAGATGGAATGGATATACACATGATCCAATTGTAACTATACCAAAAGATAAAATTATGACTATAACAAATGCGACTGATGAGATGAGCCAAAGTTATCACAATCTTGCTAAAGGATATGAAAGATTAGACGCACCTAAACAAGAAGAAGAAAACTACAAACAAGAACGTTTAGATGAAGAATCGGAAGAAGAATATAATGAGATATTTGATAGTTTTAGAGATGTTAAAAAAACACTACATTAGTACCTAAAGCACCTTATCAAAAGGCTACACGCCACATTATACATATTTTTTTGTAAAAGTCAATGCTGTATGAAAAAAAGTGAATGGATAATTAAAGTAACTTATAATAGTGATAATTGGAAGAAATATTGTGAACATACTTACCCTTTTAAAGGCACTCCCAAACAACTCGAAAATAGAATTTGGAAACATTATAATGAAGACTATGAAGATTATGGAAAAGCGGAAGTTGTCACTGTTGAATTGATTACTGATTAATTCCTTACACCATTGACAATTTAAACAAAATGTAGTATATTAAAGAGATTATGAAAACTAAAAAGAAAACTGAACATTACGTAGATAATAAAGAGTTTTTAGAAGCGATGAAGGAATATAAAAAACTTTGTAGAAAGGCAAAGCGTGAAAAACAACAAAAGCCTCCTGTGACTGATTACATTGGCAGTTGTTTTTTAAAGATCGCTAATCATTTAAGTTATAGACCAAATTTTATAAATTATACTTTTAGAGATGATATGATTTCTGATGGTATTGAAAACTGTTTACAATACTTAGATAATTTTGATCCAGAAAAATCAAACAATCCTTTTGCTTACTTTACTCAAATTATTTTCTATGCTTTTGTTCGTAGAATACAAAAAGAAAAGAAACAAGTAACAATCAAACACAAGTTGATAATGGATGCTAATTATGATGATATGACATTACAACCTGGCGAAGATAGAGAATTTAGAAACCAATTTAGTGAATTTTTAAGACAGAATACAGTGGTCGAAGAAAAACCTAAAGAAAAGAAACCGAGAAAGAAACGAACATCAAAATCTAACTTAAATTATTTTATATAATGAAAATTGCTTTATTGAACGATACTCACTTTGGTGTGAGAAACGATAGTCCTGCTTTTATGGAATATCAAGTTGATTTTTATGATAATCAATTTTTTCCATACTTAGAAGAAAATAATATCAAAACACTTATACATTTAGGTGATGTAACTGATAGACGTAAGTTTATTAATTTTAAAACTGCTAGTGTGTTTAGAGAAAAGTTTTTTAAACGACTATGGGATATGAAAATTGATACACATATTATTGTGGGCAACCACGATACTTATTATAAAAATACAAATGAAGTCAATTCAGTAACAGAACTATTTACAACGTTTGACGGCAAACACGAACCTTGGATATACACAGGACCAAAAGAAGTAGAACTAGGTGGTTGTCGTATGTTATTTTTGCCTTGGATATGTGATGACAATTATGATGATTCAATATATGCCATTGATAATGCTACAGCAGAGATTTGTTTTGGTCATTTAGAAGTTAAAGGCTTTGAAATGCAAAGAGGTATTATTAATGAACAAGGATTAGAGCCATCACAATTTAAAAGATTTGAAAAAGTTATTTCTGGTCACTTTCACAAAAAATCAGATGATGGTCACATTTATTATTTGGGTGCTCAATATGAAATGACATGGTCAGATTATAAAGATCCTAAAGGGTTTCATATATTTGATACCGAAACAAGAGAATTAGAAAGAATAGTTAATCCAAAAAGAATACATAAAAAAATATATTATAATGACAAAGAACAAGATTATTATAAAAAAGATTTAACAGAATATAATAATACTTTTGTTAAACTATTTGTATCAAATAAAACCAATGAAGATATGTTTGATAACTTAGTTGATAGATTACAAACTAAAATAAACACACATGAAGTTATTGTGGTGGAAGATAATATGTCAGATATATCTGCT